TCGACGATCATGCTGAACCTCGACACCGCCTACCAGTCGTCGATGCTCGGCGGCATCGAGGCGTACATCGACGAGACCAACAGCATCTGGGGCGGTTACTACCACGCCGACGGGTTCTACGGGCCGCTGCCGCTGGTGGTCGCCCTGTCCAAGACCGGGCGCACGAAGCACGGTTGGATCCCTGGCGCGTCGTCGTGGTCGGTCGCCAAGCAGCTCCTGCACGATCTCGGCATCAGCGCCCCGCCGGCCGTGACCACCTGGGACTTGTGGGAGCCCACGGCCAGCCAGCTCGCCCCGGCGATGAAGTTCCTGCTGTCCAAGATGGGCGGGCACAAGCTGACCTCCTGCATCTGGCAGACCGGCAACCAGTGGCCCAAGCTGGGCAGCGTCGACGAGGACGTCGTGCTGATCTCCGGGCCGCTGGGCTCGCATCAGGAGGCCGCTGGAGGCGCGCCGATCGTGAAGCCACCGCCGGTGAAGCCACCGCCGCACGCGACGCTGCACCGGGCGTGGCCCTCCTACATGAAGCCGGGCAACTACTTCGGGCTGATCAGCGGACCCGCCGTCAGCCACGGCGGGTACTACGCCAACGAACGGCCGGACGTGAAGGCGATCCAGCAGCGGCTGATCACCCTCGGCTACGTCCCCGGCATCCGCAACCCCGCCGACGGCTGGGCCGACGGGCTGTTCGAGCAGCCCACCTACGACGCGGTCGCCCGCTGGCAGCACGCCCACTACGCCGCGTCGACGTCGCTGTACGGGCAGGTCTGGTCCGATGACTGGGCTCACCTGTTCACCTACTGAGGGAGGCCCACCGTGCTCGACGGCTTCGTCCGCAACAACCTGATCGCCTCGGCCCTGCGCACCGGCGTCCCGATGATCGTCGGCTGGCTGCTGTCGCTGCCCGTCGTGCCGGCTCTGCTGTCCGGGCTGGGCATTGACACCACCCGTGCCGAGCAGATCCTCTCGGCACTGTTCGGGCTGGTGCTGGCCTATCTGTGGTGGCTGCTCGCGCGGGTGCTGGAGCACAAGTGGCCCCAGCTCGGGTGGCTGATCGGCTCACCGCAGAAGCCGATCTACGTGGCGCCGTCGGCGACGATTACCGCTACGCCGACGGCCGACGGGCAAGCTATGGTGATCACCACCGCGCCGCCGACCTGACTACCGATTGGCGCGTCTCGGACAAGCGCCCGATGGCCCCGCATGATGGTGGGGCGCACGGGGTCGCCTGGGCTGGCCGAGCAGCCGGGGCGGCCCGCCTGGATCGGCGCCGGTATCCTGACCGGGCGTCAACCTTGGGGAAACGACAGCGGCCCCGCACCCATTACGGTGCGGGGCCGCTGCCCTTCCAAGGGAGGCCAGATCGACTAGTGGCTGCGCCGGGTGCGGGTCATGAACCACCCGCCGGTGAGCAGGCCGAGACCGGCCAGGACGGCTGCGAGCCCGATCAGGGCCGCCTTGCCGGCCGGGTAGCTGGTGCCGGTGGAGGCCAACGCTGCTGCGGGGCTGCTCGACGTGCTCGGGGCCGGCGCGGGGGCGCTCGACGTCGAGACGGCGACATGCTTGGCAGCAGTGGACTTCGGCTGGCTGTGCACCGGCGTGTGGCTGGAGCTGGTCACTGGCGGGGGCACGTTCGAGCTGGACGATGACGGCGGGGGTGGCGGCGTGCTGGTCACCGGCTTCGGGCAGGTGGCGTAGCTGAACACGTGGGTCCACTGGTGGATCAGGCCGCCCTGGGTGTCATCCCACGCCTGCACGTAGACGGTGGTGTCCTGCTGATTCAGGAACGGCACCGTGTGCGTACCGGCCGGCACGTTGGAGTGCGCCCCGGCGTCGTCGGTGACGTCGTAGTGCACCCCGGCCACTGCCGTGGTGGTGTAGCTCGCCGGGGTGGCGATGCCGCCGTGGTCGACGTCGCAGACCTGCTGCGTCCAGCCCGGCTCGGGCACGGTCGGCGGGACGTACACGTCGCAGCCCTTGGGCTGGTGCACGGTCGCGGTGACCGTCTTGTGGTCGTCGACGTGGCCCTTCGCGTTCTTCCAGGTGAACGTCACCGACAGGGTGTCGCTGGCCGCGCTCGCCGGGTACGAGACGACGAGGAATCCGCCCTGGCCGCTGGCCAGTTCGTGGCCGATGAGCTGCTGATCACCGGAGTGCTGGTCGGACTCGGCAGTGATGAACGCGTGGTCGGGGCTGTCCTCGGTGTTGGTGTAACCCCAGGTCACGACCCACGTGTCGGTGGCGGTGCGCGGCGCGGGCTCGCAGGAGCCTTCGCCATTGAGGCTGGCAGTCCAGGCGCCGGCATGTGCGAGACCGGCTGTGGCCGCCACCCCCGTCGCGAGCGCGATGCCCGCGAGCAGGGCTCGGATCTTCATGGTGGTTCCTCTCGATGGTGGGCGCGCCCCTATGCTTGGGACGCTGCCCGGGTTGGGTTGCGGGTGATGTCGCGAGTCCTTGGGTGGGGTCCGAAATCACCCCCCGGCCCGGGCAGCGTCTCGGCGGCATTGCCGGCAAGACCGATACCCCGTGACGGGATATCGGTAAGTGTTGGCCTCGTCGTAGAGATGCCCAGCAGGGCAGTGGGTTTCGGCGCCGTGCCCGCTGCCGGCGCGGCTCTTGGCCACCATGTCGGCCATATTGTCGGCGCGCGTGCCCAGCCAAAGGTGCCAGTCGGCGATGCAGGGCCGGACGTCGCAGCGGTGCAGCACCATCAGCCCGAATGGGATCGGTCCGTGGCGCTCGATCCAGGCCACCCGGTGGGTGCGCTGGTCGCGGCCCTCGACGGTGATCTGGCCGTAGCCGGCGCCGTCGAGGCAGCCCGTCCAGATCAGGCACGGCCCGAGCACGGCTGGCACGTGGGCCGGGGCAGGGGAGCGCTCGGCGCGCCCTGTCAGCCGGTCGAGTGTCGCGAGCATCGGGTCTCCTGGGTGGGGACGTGTCTGGGAGCCACAGACTGGCGGTGCCAAGATCGCCTCGTCAAGTCGGCTCGCAGCGGGCTCACGCGCCCGCATTGCTGGACTTGCCCGCCCAGACTATTGTCTTGCTTGACCAGACCCCCACCCAAGGGAGATCCGCATGAACGCACAGGCATGGGCGCAGCTCCAGCCGCTGGCCGACGCCGCGCAGCAGAGCCTCGCCGCCGTCGAGGAGCTGGCCGCTCGCTGGCACCGCGCCGAGAAGCGCGCCGGGCTGCTGCCGCGCGAGCAGGACATGTTCGCCGCCGGGATGATGATCGGCTGGGAGCAGGCCATCTCGCTGCTCACCGGCGTCAAGCTCGCCGACGTCCACGCCCAGCTCCGGGCCGGTGAGCTGTGATGGCCCGCCGCTCCGGGCTGGAGTCGTTCCGCCGCAACCTGTACCTCGCCCAGCGCACCATCGGCGACTACCAGGCCGCGCAGCGCGGCACGCTGCTGCCCCGGCTGCTGCGCCGCTCGTTCCGCCGCGCGCTCGGCCGTGGCCTGTCCCGCCGGGGGCTGTGATGAACACCCCGTACATGAAGTCGCGGCTGGCCGACGTGTTCCGCGCGACCGACGCCGACGGCAACGTCGTGCTCGTCGGCCGGTTCGACGGCCAAGCCTCCGACGGCGCCAAGACCGATTTCACCGCACGCCCGGTCACCTGGGTGGTGTGGCTGCGTGGCGGCCGAGTCATCGCGGCGCACCGCTACTCCGGGCTCATGCGGGAGACGGCGCTGCGCGAGTGGCGCGAGATCGACAAGATGCCCAACACCACCCGGCTGCCTGAGACCGACCCGCTCGGGGTGCGCGGCACCACCTGGAAGCTGTGGTGCCTGCCGGCCCGCGAGGCGACCGCGAAGGGCGGTGCGTGATGCCGGCCCCGACCCGCGCCTACTGGACGGTCGTGGTGACCTCGAACATGGAGGACGGCACGCTGCTCGTCTCAGCGCACGGGCACTTCCGCGACGTCGAGCTGGCCAGCACCGCCCGATACAAGATCGAGGCCGGACTGAACCGGCTCGCCCCGGGTGAGGCCCAGGTCGACATCGTCCGCATGACGGCGCCCACCATCGCCGCCGCCAAGGCTGTGCACATCGGGGCCGAGACGTGAGCGGCATCGAGTGGGTCCACGACGACGGCGGCCGCGCTGCTGCCGGCTTCCGAGGCACCGCCGGGGACTGCGTCACCCGCGCCATCGCCATCGCCGCCGACCTGGACTACCGCGAGGTCTACGACGACCTGAACGCCCGCGCCCGTGACCGCAAGGAGCGCCGCAAGAACGAGGGCGCCCGCACCGGCATCCACAAGGACATCACCCGTGCCGCGCTGGCCGATCTCGGCTGGCGCTGGACGCCGACGATGGGCATCGGCACCGGCACCACTGTCCACGTTCGCGACGGCGAGCTGCCCGCCGGGCGGGTCATCGTGCAGATGTCCAAGCACGTCGCCGCCGTCATCGACGGGGTGCTGCACGACACCCACGACTCCAGCCGCGACGGCACCCGCTGCGTCTACGGCTACTGGACCAAGGAGGACTGATGGGCCACCGCGAGTACGGCGTGATCGACCTGACCGACCTGACCAGGCCGCACCCCGACCAGCTCCGCGAGCACTCCACCGAATGGCTGTGCCGCGCCAAGGAACAGCTCCCGGCCCGCATCGCCGCGTTCGCCTCCGTGCCGTCGCCGGCCACGGCCGAGTCCGAGGCGCTGCTGGCCCGGCTGGTGCACGCCCGGGCGGTTGTGGAGGCCGAGCTGGACGAGCGGCTGGCCCGCACCCTCACCGAGCTGCCCAACCTCGCCGAGCTGCGCCAGCTCGGCTACCGCCACCCGGGCCGGGCCTGGTGAGCTACTACCCCGTGTACGGCTGTCCCGTCCACCCGGGCCGCGTCGAACCTGCCCCGTTCGGTCCGCCCAGCCCGCCACACTGCGGCTGGACGCCCGAGGGCGAGTGGCCCTGCACCGAGAGGCTGGTGATCACCCGATGGCGCTACGACCCCGCCGAGGCCGACCCCACGCCACCGCGCGGGTGGACGATCTGGCACTGGATGCTCGGCGTGCTCGGCATCTGGTGCGTCATCGCCTTCGGTGCGCTGTGCATCTACGCCGCGACCCGGGGCCGCTGACCGGGCTCGACGCCGACTGGGCAGCAAAACTGTCTGCCCCCCGCTCCATACTCGGAGCACAACCCCACCCCAAGGGAGACCGCAATGACGCATCCTGATCTGGCCGGCATCGCCCGGCCCTGGTCCTGCCCAGGAGGCACGCTCGTCTGCTCCGTGGACGTCGACCTGGACGTGTGGCGCGCCGAGCGCCGCAAGCTACTCGGCGCCTCCGACGTCGCGGTGCTGTTCGGCCACGGCTACAAGGACGAATTCGGTCTGTGGGCCGACAAGACAGGCCGGCTCGATGAGGAGCTGGAGAACGAGTCGATGGCCCGGGGCCGGGCGTTCGAGCGGGAGATCATCAAGTTCTGGGCCGACCGGCAGGCGCCGTTCCCGGTCGCCACCCGCCGGCAGGGCCTGATGCGCTCCCGGGTGTTCCCGCAGGGCGGGGCCACGGTCGACTCCCTGTCGATCTGCCCCGCCGGCAAGTGCCTGATCGAGGCCAAGGTGCAGTCCAGCTTCGACGAGTGGTTCGACGACGACGGCAACGACACCGTCCCGACCGGGTTCCAGTTCCAGGGCCAGTGGCAGCTCGCCGTCACCGGACGAGGGCACATCCACTTCGTGGCGCTCGGCCCCCGGTTCCGGCCGCTGCACCGGCGGATGGACCGCGACGAGGAGCTGATCCGGGCGATGTTCACCCGGGCCGACCACTGGTGGTCCACCCACGTGGTGGCCGACGTCCCCCCGGCGCCGTCGGAGAAGTCGACTGAGCTGCCCAAGCAGCTCTACCGAGACCCGGTCGACGCGGTCGCGTTGTTGCCCGATGAGGACGCCGACGCGGTGCGCCGGGCGCGCAAGCTCTACGTCGAGCTGGCCGCCGCCAAGGCCGAGTACGACGGGCTGGTCGCGCTGCTCCAGACCCGGGCCGGCAACGCGAGCGAGCTGGCGTGGCCGGACGGCACGCCGATCGCGACGTGGAAGCCGGGCAAGCAGATCGACGGCGCGGACCAGGCGTGGCAGCGACGGCACCCCGAGTGGTTCGAGGACTACTCCCGCCCGGCGCGCAAGATCGACAACAAGGGGCTGGCCGCGCTGATCGAGGCACACCCCGAGGCGCTGGGCGAGCTTCGCTACCGCCGCACCTGGACCTGGGCATGACCGGGCGCCGCTGGGCCGGCCCGATCGCGTTCGAGGCTGCGCCGACCGAGGACGGGCGGATCCTGGAGCCCGGCTCGATCACCTGGAGCATGGCGTGGCCGCTGCCGCTGTTCACGCTGCCTGAGCCGGCCCTGCTGGTCGGCACGATCGAGTCGGTGGACCGCCACGGCGGGCAGCTCTGGGGCACCGGGGCCTACACCGGCGCCGAGCGCTACCCCGATGATCGAGTCGCCATCGGCATCGACGTGGACCTGCTCCGGTCCGATGCCGACGCCCAGACCGGCATGCTCGTGATCCGCGAGGGCCGCTTGAAGGGTGCGCACGTCTACGCCCCGGGCTCGGAGTACCGCCCGGCGTGGCCGGGCGCGTTCATCATGATCGAGGAGGAGCCCAGTGAAGCTGGCTGAGTGCTCCCGGGTGTACGCCTCCAACCGGTCACGCAAGGCGCATCTGCTCGACCCCAACGACTCGGTCAACCAGGGCAACAGCCTGTGCGGGCTCGGCGGTCCGCTCGGCCGCATGTGGATGGGGACCGGCACCCAACGCGAGCACGAGCACGCGGCCGAGCTGCCGCTGTGCGCCCAGTGCGCGGATTACGTCGAGCCGTGACCGCTGACATGCAGATGCTGGTCGAGGCCGCCCGCCGGGGACTGATCGTCTGGTCACCGCAGGGCTGGCGGCCCAAGTCAGCCGGGGTGCGCCCGGCCGCGCAGCTCGCGACTGCCGCGCCGCCGCTCGGCCCGTACTGGGCGGACCTGATCGAGATCCTGATCCGCGACCACATCCTCATCCACCCCCGCGTGATCTACGGCTCAGCGGCATACCGGCCGCTGACCGTTGACGAGACCCGGATCCCCGGCAAGCTCGTCGTGAAGAAAGCCCCAACCCAAGGGAGACACCGATGACCGAACCGACCACTTCCGACGCCGCCCGCGAGGCCGCCGGACTACCCAAGCCCGGCAAGGAGATCGACCGGGTGGCCAACCTCCAGGCCGAGCTGTCGCTGATGCAGGAGCAGTTCCAGCTTGCGATGCCACGCGGCATGGAGGCCACCCAGCTCGTCCGCGACGCGATCACCGCCGTGCGCAACGTCCCGGACCTGATCCGCTGCACCAAGCCGACCCTGTACGGGGCGCTGATGACCGCCGCGCAGCTCGGGCTCCGACCTAACGTGCCCGCGCTCGGGCACGGCTGGGTGCTGCCGTTCCGCAACAGCAAGCGCGACGTGTACGAGGCGCAGTGGATTCTCGGCTACCAGGGGATGATCGAGCTGGCCAACCGCTCCCAGCTCGTCGCCGAGATCAAGGCGCACACCATCTTCGCCGGTGAGGACTACGAGATCGAGTACGGGCTGGAGGACAAGCTGATCCACCGGCCCCGGTTCGACGCCGACAAGGGTGAGCCGGTGCTGTACTACGCGGTCGCGCGGATGACCAACGGCGGCCGGGTGTTCCACGTGATGGGCCGCGATGACGTCGAGGCGATCCGGCTCCGGTCCCAGTCGGGGCGCAACGCCCGCTCGCCGTGGGCGACGGACTACGACGCGATGGCCCGCAAGTCCTGCGTCAGGGCGATGTTCAAGTTCCTGCCGAAGTCGACGCTGCTCGCGCAGGCCATCGCCTCCGACGAATCGATCCGGGTGGACCTGTCCCCCGACGCGCTGGACCAGTTCAACGGCGAGCCCGGTGGCACCGGCGGCACCGAACCGCCGACGGCCGAGCAGATGGAAGCCGAGGAGGCCGCCGACGCGGCCGAGGCCAGCCAGGCACCCGAGGAGCGAACCACGGCCCAGAACATCAAGGCCGCCGTCGACGACCAGGGCGCCGACCGCGCCCGTGCCCGGCAGACCGCCCTGTGGAAGGGGCTGCGCGACGCCGCAACCGACAAGCACGGCTCTCAGCTCGCGTCGGTGCTCAAGGTCATCCAGCACGACGCCACGATCCCGATCGAGTACGCCACCACCGATGAACTCAAGGCGGCGCTGGCATGGACCCCGCCGGTGGCGGCCCCGAGCGAGCCCGGGCCGGCCGCACCGCCTGCCGCCGGCCCGGAGGCCACGGCGCTGTCCGACGCGGACCAGGAGGCCGCTCTGGACGCCGCGTATGAGGCCGAGCGGTTCGAGGCCGAGCACGCCGGGCAGACCGACCTGGGCGATGACCCCGATGGCGACAACAGCTAGCCCACTGCTCAGCGCCGGGATCTGCGGCTACGGCCACACGATCCGTGGCCCGCAGGACACCGTCCTGCGGGCCGAGGGCCGGCGCTGTCTGGCGTGTGAGCACCTAGCCAACGTCGAGCGCGCCGCCGTGGCCCACCGCGATGCCGCCCGCTAAACGCAAGACACCCACCGGCATCAACCCGAAGGGTCTGCCGATGGTGATCTTCCGTGGCGGGTACCGCGACCGCTGGGTGTACTTCGAGGCCGACGCGCTCCAGGAGCAACGCTCCACCGAGGGCTCGGGCCGGCGCATGGCCTACGCCCCGACCGAGCGGTTCGAGCGGCACCCGCTGGAGCCGGAGCACTCCTGCCGGGTGTGGGAATTCACCGAGCCTGTGGACGACGCTGGTGACAAGTCTGTGGATGATGTCGGCGCCGGCACGTAGCATTGGTCTTGTGAGAGCAGACAGGCGCCCATGTGGAGGCGCTGCTCCCTGAGCCGAGGAGGCCGCGATGAGCGCCAGCACGCTCACCCGCGACGCCCTGCCCGCCACCCTGTGCGCCCGCTGCCTGCGCACCCGAGTCCTGATCACCGTGGACCGTCACGGCTCCCGCAAGGTGCTCGACGAGCTGCGCGTGCCCGGTGGCCTGTACGAACTGGACGAGCGGGGCCGGGCTGTGCGCCGGCCGATCACCGCCGTGGTCGCCGAGGCCGCTGATGCCCGCGCTGGCCGGCTGAACACCACCCGGGGCTACGCGGTGCACGAGTGCCCCGCTGCCCGGCCGCGCCGCTCGCACTGAGCTATCGTCTGCCCAGCGCCGGCCACCCTGCCGACCGTGAGGGCGCCCTACACGGTAGCTCGCGTGGCCGGCGCCGACCGGGGGCTATGCTCTCGATCGACCCGGGGATGCGAAAAGGCGGCCCTGCCCGGACCGCCCTCGCTGTAGCTCCCCACCAAGTCTGCGTCGCCCAGACTGGAGGTAGCGCCTAGTGTGCCAGATCGCACCGACCACGCGCACCCGAGCCCCCTGAGCCCGGCCCGTCCGTCGTGACGGGTAGCCGTGGCCACGCGCTCCCAGTCACCTGTTCTGCGTCCGAGATCGCCCGCTCGCCCTGACGGCACTCGGGCCGCTGGCCGTACCCCGCTGCCCCGTCGGCGGACGTCCCGAGCCGGCGCCGTTCCACTGAGCTCTTAGGGCCTACGGCCCAACCTAAAGATCTCCGAGAACCTGCGGTACCGCAGCAATGCCGGATGTCTGCATTGCCAAAGAACGGCAACGCAGACCGAGAACGAGCATCAAGGAGGAGGATCCACCCATGAAAAGCACCCCACCTGAGCTAGCTGTAGACCTCACCCGCGCCCGCGCGCGAGGAGCCCGGCTGGAACGCGAGTGGCTGCCCGACCCGTCCTGGCACCGCGAGCACGGCTGGACTGATGCCGAGGCCGGGGAGGTGCTGGAGGAGTTCCGCGACTACTGGTGCGCCAAGGCCGGCGCGAATGCCACGAAGCTCGACTGGCAGGCGACGTGGCGGAACTGGCTGCGCAAGGCGGCCCGCGATCAGCGTCGCGGCCCGCGCGGCTGGCACGGGCAGGCGACCACCACCACCCGGGTGTCCGACGCGCTGGCGCTCGCCGAGCGGCTGGATAAGCAGGACGCGGCGTCCCCGCAGGACCGGCTGTGGTGAGCCGGGGCGACGCGGCCCGGCTGCTCGCGCTGGCCGCCGCGTTCGACCGGCGCACCGTCGGCGAGGAGGACGCCATCGCCTGGTCAGACGTCCTGGCCGACCTCGACGCCGAGGACTGCGCCAAGGCGATCCGCGATCACTACCGCGACCAGACCGCGTGGATCATGCCGGCCCACATCCGCACAGCGGTGCGCCGGGCACGCGCCGAGCGGATCACCCGCGAGCCCGAGCCTGTCCCGGACGCCGACCCGGATGACGTGCCCGCCTACTTGGCCGCGCTGCGAGCTGGCCGCCGCCGGTCGGCCCGAGGCGAACGCGCCCGCCCGGTCACGGCGTTGCTGAACGAAGCCGCGCGCTGGCACTCGCTACCGCGTGGAGCCGGCCGCGTGCCCGAGTGACCCGAGCTTGCCGGGCCGGCTATGGTCTTGCTTGACCAGACCGCAATGAGCGGGCTGGCGACCCCACCCAGGGAGACACCCCATGTACCAGCAGACCCCGTTCGAGCCCGTCGCGCGTCAGCCCCGCAAGCGCCGCCGGGTGTTCTTGTGGTTCTTCATCGGCGTGCAGATCCTGTTCCTGATCTGGATCATCGCCGGCACCCACGCCGCCGCGACCGACCACACCGCCTGCACCGGGCTGGACGCGCAGACCTGCCAGTCCGCCAAGGACGCCGGGGCTACCATCGGCGCGGGGCTGGTCATCGCCCTGTGGGCGTTCATCGACTTCATCCTGCTCGCGATCTACCTGGTGGTGCGCCTGTCGCGGCGCGGTGCCCGCTGATGGCCGCCAAGACGCTGGCCGCACGGCTGGAGGCCATCACCCGCAGGCAGGCCGCCGACCTGGAGAACGATCTCGGGGAGCTGTACGAGCTGCTGGAGATGGCGATGGGCGAGATCGACACGCTGAACGAATCCCTGTCCGGGTGGGCCGATGACGGTACCGACCGTGACGAGCGGGCCGAGCACGCCGACGTCGTCCCGGAGCAGGCCAGCGATCTCAAGGTCACGCTCCAGGCCATCAGCGACAAGCTCTACGGCACGGCGTGACACCCAAGGGGCAGCACGGCGGCAACCGGTCGCAGAAGTCCGGGCTCGCCCGGGTCGCAGGCGCGAAGGGCGGACGCCAGCACACTGAACAGGGCAAGCCGCACGTGCCGCAGAAGGTGATCCGGGCCGGGAAGGTCACCAAGACCAAGTCGACCAAGAAACCGGGAACCTGATGGAGCGCATGAACGCCAACCCCAACCCCGGGCGCTGCTCGAACTGCGGTGCGTCGTGGGCGCGGTGCGAGATGAAGCTGCGCCGCGACCAGCGGCCCTGCTGCTCGGCGTGCGCCACGACGGTGACCCACGACCAGGACCGCGTCGTGGAGACGGCCCGCACCCAGACCGAGGAGGATCTGCTCGGCTCGGCGCTGGCCACGGTCAACCGCCAGATCGAGCTGCTGGACGCCGCCGCCAGGGACAAGGCCAGCACCGAGGCCCGCGCCGAGTTCGAGTACAGGCTGGCATGCGAGCTGTGCTCCATGCTCGCCGACTACCTCAACGGCGTCCCGATCAAGCTGTCCGAGCTGTCGGTGGAGGCCCGCCGCCGCATCATCGCCTACCAGCACGCCGCTGGCCTCGGGCAGCTCGGCATCGCGGGCAGCGACGAGCACGGCCCGCTGCCGTCGGTGCCGCACGTCGAGCGCGCCCGCCGCGACGTGCTGGGCAAGGTCATCGACGTGGACCCGCTGTGAGCGCCCTGCTGTCCGGTGCCCCGCCGCTGGCGATCTCGTACGGGCTGCTCACCCGGACCCTCCAGGACGCCGGCTGGATCATCACGGTGTTCAACCCGCACCCGGACCGGGCCGGCTTCCAGCTCCACGGTGAGCACCGCCACCGCGTCGAGACGAACGGTAAGCCGCTGCGCTGCTCGATCATCGTGTCCCAGCATGTGTTCGATGACCAGGACTGGCTGCACGCCTCGATCTATTTCGGGGACAACACCACCCCGACCTACCAGGACATGGCGATGCTGCACCGCGCCGTGTTCGGCCGCCGCCGCCACTCCTGGCAGTGCTTCGTCCCCGCCGACCAGCACGTCAACCTCAAGGAGGTGCTGCACCTGTACGGCCGGGTCGATGGGCGCAACGTGCTGCCCGACTTCCGGATCCTGGGGTCGATCTGAGCACCTACTCTAAACACCGCGCGCGCCCTGGAGCCCAGTGTTTCCGGGGCTCGCACGGCCTACTCGAAACGAGCTTGAACGCCGGCTTGCGGAACTGTCTGGGGTCCGGGCTATAGTCTTACTTGACCAGACCGTTTCCACCCAAGGGAGACCGCAATGACGATCCAGACCACCACCCGCAACGCGACGCTCGACGACATGGTCGCCCTGCTCCGCGACCAGCACGCCCGCAAGCTCGACGTCGTCGCCCCGGCGACCGCGCTCCGCTCGCGCAACGCCTTGATCCACGTCCGGGGCGCCGAGCAGATCCTCACCCCTGACGGGGTCACCACCACCGACGGCGTGTACCGCCCGACCGTCGTGTTCGACGAGGGCATCGCCGACAAGCTCGGCATCCCGCTGGCCTACGTCCGCAAGCTCCGCGAGACCCGCCCCGACCTGTACGACGCCAACGTCAACGGCTGGCTCCACGGCCGGTCGGTCACCCGCCTCGACGCCGGCACCGAGGTCATCGCCGAGCCCGACGCCCGCTCGTTCCTGGTCCGCGCGTTCCGCGACGACGACGGCGGCACCGGCGTGGTCCGGGCGCTGCTGTCCAACGGCTACGGCGTCATGGACAACCTCGACGCCCTGGTCGCGGTGCTCGACGGCGTGCAGCAGGCCGGGGTCAAGGTCGAGGTCGGCCGCTGCGACCTGACCGACCGCCGCATGTACGTGCAGCTCCGCTCGCCGGAGATCACCGCGCTGGCCCCCGAACTGCTCAGGGGCTACCGGTCCCCGTTCACCGGCGACTCGGGCGACAAGCTGCCCGTGGTCTCGGCCGGGCTGGTGCTGCGCAACTCCGAGGTCGGCGACGGCGCCTGGAGCCTGGCCCCGCAGATCGTGGTGCAGGTCTGCACCAACGGCATGACCGTGACCCGCGACGCGGTCCGCGCGGTGCACGTCGGCTCGAAGCTCGACGACGGCGTCATCCGCTGGAGCCAGGACACCGCGACGAAGAACGTCGAGCTGGTCGTGGCCAAGACCCGCGACGCGGTCGCCAGCTTCCTGTCGCCGGAGTACCTGAACGGCGCCGTGGCCCGCCTGGAGGCCAAGGCCGGCGCTCCGGTCGGCAAGGCCCAGGACACCATCACCGCCGTGGTGAAGCGGCTCGGGTTCGCCCAGTCGCACATCGACGGCATCCTGGACCACTTCATCAAGGGCGGGCAGGTCACCGCCGGTGGCGTCGCGCAGGCGTTCACCTCCTACAGCCAGACGATCGACGACGCCGACGTCGCCCACGAGATGGACGCCAAGGCCATCGAGGCGATGGAGTTCGTCGCAGCGAGCGCGTGACGCTCACCCCGACGTCAGCCCCGGCGCAGCGCCCCCCGACGCTGCCCGGGGCTGGCCCTCACCCGAGAGGATCCGCGATGGCGACTCGCACCCGAGGCAAGCAGCTCGACACCCGCGCTGCCGCCGCCAAGGCCGGCATCGCGCCGGGCTCGATCCAGCGGCTGCGCTACCGCGACCGCAAGGAGCCCCGCACCTACCCGGCCGGCCACGAGCGGGCCGGCAAGCCGTGGCCGCGCTTCCCTGCGCCGGACGGTTACGTCGGCAACGTGCCGTGGTGGTACGAGTCGACGCTGGATGAACACCTCGCCGAGCTGCGCGGCCCTGGCCGCCCGCCGGCCCAACCCAAGGAGAACGGATGAGGACAGCCAAGCAGGGCATGGCCGCGTGGGCGGCCGAGGTCGCGCACGATCAGTCAGCGATCGCCGACGCCCGCAAGGCCGTGGTCTCGGTGCACGACCGACTGGGCATCAGCGACCGGCAGGCCGCCGAGCTGCACGCGGTGCTCGACGCCGAGCAGGCCCGGGTGCTGGATCGGTTAGCGGCCCGGGCGTGAGCCCGCGCAAGGCGCCCGAGCCTGAGCCGGACCTGTGGCCCCCGGGCCACGCCTGGACGACGACGGTGAGCCTGCGTCTGATCTGGACCGACGGGCGCTGGCAGGTCGCCGCCGACCCGGCCCTGGTGCGTGACCCAAACGGCTGCGTGTGCAACTACGGGCTGCACCTGACCGCCTCGCCCGATGTCCGCAACCGGTGCCGCGCCATCGCGGCCAACCTGGACGCCGAGCCGATGCCGTCGCCGATGCAGCTCGCCCGCCAGCTCGCCGCGCTGGCCGGGCTGATACTGGCCCCGATGCCCGAGGAGGACACCCCGCATGCCGAAGCCTGACCGCACCGCGTTACCCGTCGAGACCGTGCCCATCGAGAAGATCAAGACCGACCCGGACAACGCCCGCAAGCACAACCGCCGCAACCTGGACGTCATCCGGGCCAGCCTGTCCCGGTTCGGGCAGCGCAAGCCGCTGGTGGTGAACGGCCGGTACATGGCGATCGCCGGCAACGGCACCGTCGAGGTGATGCGCGAGCTGAACGCCGAAGCGGCCGAACAGGACCAGCCGGCCCCGTACGCGCAGGTCCACGTGACCCGGTTCCCGGGCACCACCGAGGAGGCCCGCGCCTACGCCATCGCCGACAACCGCTCCGGTGAACTGGCCGAGTGGGAGCAGGCGGTGCTGGCCGAACAGCTCGACGGGTTCAACGCCTCCCTGCTGGACGCGGCCGGCTTCGACCAGGTGGAGCTGGACGAGATCTTGGCCGCCGCCGCCAAGGCCGAGGCCGGGGGCAGCCAGTACGGCGAGCAGCAATTCCCGGGCCAGCAGCCCCACGCCGGCATGGCCGCGCTCGGCGAACGCTACGAGGGCAAGGCGACCCGGTCGCTGTACTTCGAGTACACCACCGACCTGTTCGCGTGGGTGGTGGAGCGGCTGAACGACTACCGCACCGCCCACGAGCTGCCGAGCAACGCGGAGGCGCTGATCGCGATGGTGGCCGCCGTGTCGGGGCGGACCCCGCCGGCTGGCCAAGCTGAGGGCGACGGGCAGCTCACCGACCCCGAGGCTGAGCCCGAGCAGGCCGAGGAGCCCTCCGATGCCTGAGCCCACCCGGCTGGAGCGGCGACGCCTGCTCACCCGCGAGCAGGCCGACGGGCTCGTCGGGGAGCTGGTCGCTGATGACCGCGCCGCGATGCAGCTCGTGGAGCCCACCATCGTGACCGACCCCGACCTGGGCGAGCCCGTGTTCGCCTACCTGCCGCTGCCCGACGGCTGGGTCGGCGCGCTCACCCAAGCGGTGCTGGCGATCGACGGGTTCACCGGGCTCGGCCGCGCCGGCAAGCTCCGCTCCCTGTCTCGGACGTTCGGGATGGCTCCGCGCCGGCCGACGATGCTGCACGACTCGTGCCGGATCACCTCGCTCGCCCGCGACATGCCCGAGGTGCACAACACCCTGGCGATGCTGTCGCTGCACCTCGGGGACATGCTCCGCAGCTTCGCGCCGGCCATCGCCGAGCGGGACGTGCTGACCATCGGCGAGATCGACGACGACTGGCGGATGGCCCCGCACAGCCACTGGACCTCCGGCGTGGTCAATCACACCGCGCAGCTCCCGTACCACCGCGACGGCATGAACTTCGACGCCTGGTCGGCGATGCCGGTGATCCGCTCGGGCGTCTCGGGCGGGGGGCTGCATCTGCCCGAGTACGGGCTGACCACGTCGTGCCGCAACGGCTACGTGGTGTTCTTCAACGGCTTCCGCCTGGTGCATGGGGTGACACCACTGACCCGGATCCGCCCAGCAGCAGCAGGCGTCCCGCGCGGCTACCGGTTCTCGATCGTCTACTACGCCCTGCGGGGGATGAAGGACTGCGCCACGTTCGCCGCCGAGCTGGCCCAGGGCCAGGCCAAGCGCACCGAGCGTGAGGAGAACCAACGGGCTGTCGTGAGTGGGGAGAAGTCATGGCGATGACGCTGGCGCAGGCTAAGGCCAAGATCGGCGCGAAGGTCCGCTACCACCCGCCCGGCGCGAACACGACCGCCCGCACCGAGGACGGGCGGATCTCCTCGGTCAACGACCGCTACGTGTTCGTGATCTACGTCGGCGGCATGGGCGCCAAGGCGACCCGCCCCGATGACCTGGAGCTGCTGCCGTGACCGGCTCCTGGACGGAGGGCACCGGCTGGGCCGACTACTGCACCTTCCACCACTGGCAGCTCAAGACGGGCGATGTCGACCCGGTCTACCCGGTGCTGCGTGAGGTCGGTGAGCTGCTGGATCTCGACGGTGAGGCCCGGCTGTGGCTGACGTTCCTGCACGTCGCCTACTACCACCTGGGGAGCGCGCTGGCCGCGTTCGAGGCCACCGACGGGAAGGTGGCGATGCCCCCGGCTGAGCTGGTGCTGCCGACGGGGGTGGAGCGCCGGGCGCATCGCGACCACCGCCAGCTCCGGGCGCATCTGCGCTCGCTGGTCGACACGATCGACTCCTACGGCGGCATCGTCCCTTGGCTGGGTGGCGCCGCGTATGGCACGGGCTCCAGCCAGGACCGCTGGTCGGCCGTGTCGAGTGCGGTGACCCGGGTCCACGGCAACGGCCGGTGGGCCGCTTTCAAGACCGGCGAGATGCTGGCCGCCGTCAACGGCTTCCCGCTGGCCGCGCCGGACATGGGCCATGCGAACAGCACCGGCCCCCGCCACGGCCTCGCGGTGCTGTACCCGGACGTGCCGACTGGCAACCACCCGGACACCCTGGCCGAGCTGGACAAGCTGTCCCTGGCCCACCTCGCCGCGCTGCATGAGGCCGGGCTGCCGGCCACGCTGGAGACGGCCGAGACGACGCTCTGCGACTGGCACGCCGTCACCGAGGGCCGCTACTACGTCGGCCATGACGTCGACCAGATGCTGGATCAGCTCCGCAAGTCCCCGACCCGCCTCGACGGGGTGGCGCTGATCGCCCGTGGGCGCGCCTTCGAGCCGCACCTGCTCGGCGAGGTCTCCGGCTGGCCGGGGGTGCGCAAGGAGTTGAACCGGCTGTACCGCGACCGGGGCCGGCTGCTGTGGTGGCTCGACGGCGTGAGCGCAGCATGATCGACCGCAAGGGCCGGCGCGTCCGCACCCAGACCGTCGAGGAGAACGCCATGTGCCGCGACTGCCCCGAGGGCCGCTCGACGGTGATGGGCGTCGGTGGCCTGCTGACGGTCCGACAGGGCTACGCCCACCACGACGAGACCGGCCACACGGTCATCATCCAGCGGATCAAGCTCAAGGAGCTGAGCCGGCCGTGACGCTTCACCTGGAGGGCATGGGGTGGTTCGGCTCGGCGACCGCGCTTGCCCTGGAACGCGCCGGCATCCCGTTCACCTGGAACGAGATCAACTCCCCAGTCCAGGCATGGCGCGCGAGCACCGGCATGGTCTATCCCGCCGGGGATGCCCGGTCGCGGCGCAACCTGGACCTGTGGTGGAACTGGTACGAATCCAAGCTATTCCCGCCCCGCACCGTCACCCCGGTCGCGTACGTCTACAAGCACAAGCACCCGCCGCACGAGGGCCACTACGACCAGCTCGACCTTGGACCGTTCCGGGTGGCGAAGCTGTCCGCGATCGCCGTGGACGTGCCGTTCATCGTCGACTCGGCGCGCCTCCAGTTCGCCGGCCGCCGCCGCGAGGCCGCGCCGCGTGGCGCACGGGTGATCCGCACCCACGGGTTCACCGAACGCTGCGCCGGCTTCCGGTGGGGCTGGAGCTGCCAGGTGCAGCTCGATCTACCGCCCGAGCTGGCTGGCCTGGCGCACCGCCCGGCGCTGTACTCCCGACGCGGCCGGTTCCAGATCGTGTACGCCTACGTCATCCCGACCAAGCCGGGCTGGTGGTGGGCCGGCTCGTCGCTGGTCCCGCAGCAGGTCGCCAAGCCGCTGGATGCCCACAAGCACCTGGAGCGCTGGCTGGACGCGTGGCGCGAGCTGTGGCCTAGCGTCCCGGTCACCGGCGTCGGCGAGCTGACGCAGGGCTGGCGTCCGGTCCCCGTTGAGGGCGACACCGGGACGCTGGACATGCGCTCGGTGCCGCCGCTGTGGCACTCCGGCGTCCGCTGGGCGCCGGAGATCGTCGATCGCCTCGTGGAAGTGGAGCGCCGCCGTGGATGAGCTGATCGCGCACCTTTTCGGCGACTACGTCGTGCAGTCGACCTGGATGGCCGAGGGCAAGTTGCGCGCCCATGGCCCGGCCGCCGCGCACGCCCTGACCTACGCGGCGTGCTTCGTGCCGCTGACACGCTCGCCGGCCCGGCTGGCGGTGATCGCCGGGACGCACTTCGCGATCGACCGCTGGCGTCTGGCCCGCTACCTGGTGTGGGCCAAGAACCAAGCCGCGCCCCGGGCCTACCGCTACGAGCTGGCCGACGCCGGCCGCTCGGGCTACATCGAGTCCCAGCCGTGGCTGCACGTCTGGCTGGGGATCATCGCCGACAACAGCGTCCACCTGCTCATCAATCGGCTCGCGCTGAGAGGAGACCGCCGTGGCTGAGTGCGTGTTCTGTGGGCGGATCGAGCGCGACGAGTTCGACGTGTCCGGCTACGGCGCGGTGTCGTTCGTGCCGTTGAAGCCGAGAGTGCCAGGACACCGCCTGTTCCTGCCGGTGCGCCACGTCGTGGACGCCCGTGACCTCGGGGGGCTGCACTCGGCGACGGCGCTGGCCTCGTCATGGGCGAAGGACTGGGAGAACAACCCGGGCTATCGCGATGACTTCAACCTGATCACGTCCGCCGGTCCGGCGGCCACGCAGACGGTGCTGCATCTGCACGTCCACTACCTGCCGCGCCGACCGGGCGACGGGCTGCTGCTGCCCTGGACGGAGGCCCATCGTGGCTGACCTGGTCTACCTGATCGGCCCGCCGGGCGTCGGCAAGACGACGCTCGTCACCGCGATGGTCAGCGGGCTCGACGGCTTCGCCGAGCACTTCACCCCGATCCCGCACTTGCGACGCGGCGAGCTGGTCATGCCCGGCCGCAAGCGGGAGCCGTTCGGCGGCACCGACACCCTGGGCATGTCGATCGCCCGAGAGGCCGAAGCCTGGATCAGCTCGATCCCGGCGCCGCTGGTGCTCGCCGAGGGCGACCGGCTGGCCTACGCGAAGTTCTTCGACGTCGCCGAGTCCGCCGGCTACCGGCTGCACCTGCTCCACGCCGTGGCCAACCCTGGCACTGTGGCCTGGCGCCGCCGCCACCGCGCCGAGGAGGCCGGGACGCGCCTCCAGAACGAGTCCTGGGTGCAGGGCCGGGGCAGCAAGGCAGCGCGTCTAGCGGCCCGGTTCGGGGCCGCGCAGCTCGACCTGTCCCATCACGGCGCGGAGCCGATGGCCGCGACCGTGTTTGCGCTGCTCCGCAGGCGGGGAGTGCCGGTGAGCCTGCTTTGCCGAGATTGACAGACCAGACTATTGTCTGGGTTGGACAGACACCCCACCCAAGGGAGCACGCCATGACGACACTCGCGTCCACCGCCTTCACCCACCGCCACGAGCTGACCTACCTCCGCAGCGTCAGCACCGGCTGGGACATCTCGCAGCCCGACGCCCAGTACGGGCACCGGCACGGCGTGTGCCGCGACTGCGGACGCGACATCACCCAGCTCGTCGAGGCCGGAGTGAAGGCCCGCGACAACCGGCACCCGTTCCGCACGAGCGAGGAGCTGGAGCTGATCGAGGCCGCGCACGCCGAGGCCCTGACCGTCTGCAAGCACTGCGGCGCGGCCGGCCACTTCGCCGACGAGCCCGCCGTCCGGACCTTCACCACGATGAGCGTCGGCGGTAGCCACGGCCCGTCGATCGAGGCGACCGACGCTGAGGCCGCCGTCGCCGAGGCGACCCGCCTGGGCTACGAGGTGCTGGACGTCGTCGAGGGCGACAGCGGCGAGCTGGACACGCTGGTCATCCCGGACGAGCCCGCGTACGACCCGTTCGCCGTCGAGACCTGGAACGAGCGGCTGTAGACGGACCGGGCCAGCCCAATCCCCCGGGGGCTGGCCCGGCCACCCCATGCCGGCCCGGGCGATGCTGACTAGCCTCCGTTGCCCGGGCCGGTGATCATTCCGAGGAGGAGCGCCTTGATCATCCTGTCCCACCACGCCCGGTTCGCCGCGATCCACGCCCTGGATAACCGGCCGCGCACCGACCCCGAGGGGCGCCTGCACGGGCACACCTTCGACGTCACGGCCCGCTTCGACGCCAGTAGCGGCGACATCTCGCCGACGGCCGAGATCGACTACTGGCTGGCCACCTACATGGACGGGGTGAACCTGTCCGACACGCTGCCGTTCCCCGCCTCGGGCGCCGCGATCGCCGAGCACCTGTTCGGCGTGTTCTACCAGTTCACGCCGGCCCTGGTCGAGGTCGAGGTGATCGTGGATCAGGGCGCCGGCTTCACCTACCGACCCGACGACGCGATGCCGTCGGTCCCACCCGAGGAGACCTGAGATGCCCGAGCTGACCACCCACGTCACCACCACGACCCGCCACATCATCGAGCTGGCCGAGGACGAGCGCTGGGTGGAGACCCGCCACTACGGCAAGCAGCAGTTCGACGTTGACACCATCCTGATCGACATCGAGACCGACGACCGGGCCAACCCGCCGAAGGTCAGCATCCACACCCGGGGCAAGCGTCGCTTGAAGGCTGGCGGCACGAACGGCGCCATGCTGGGCAACGGTTACTACCCGACCCGGCTCCTGGTCGACAAGAGCCTGCCGGCCGAGATTGCCGCCGCGATCGAAGCCGCTGGGGTGGTGCTGCCGTGAAGCTGTTCCAGGGCATCCCGCGCTACCGCCTCGACGAGCTGACCGCGATGCCTACCACTGCGCAGGACAACTTCGGCGACCTCAAGTGGGACGACGGCCGGGTCCGGCTGTGGCTGTCCCGCACCGGGCTGGCCGACGGCGAGCCGTTCGCGCATACCGTCACCGCCGAGCTGTGGGACGCCCGCACCGGCGCCTGGCGCCTGCTCTACCACTACGACGCGAAGCGGCCCTCAATCGTGTCCTGCCCGGGGGGCTGCTGATGCCCTACGCCGAGGGCACGAACGTGTCGGTGGACCGCTCGATGAGCGAGCTGCAAGCCCTGCTCCGCAAATACGGGGCTAGCGGGTTCGCGTTCGGCTCCGATGACGACGCCCGCCAGACCCGGGTGCAGTTCAAGCTGGCCGGCCGGGTGTACCGCCTGGACGTCGCGCACCCCGACCCGGCTGCGTACCGGGTGCGGATGAACAACGGCCAGTACCGCTCCGAGCAGGCCGCTACGAACGCCGCCGCCCGCGAGGAGCAGCGGCACTGGCGCTCGCTGGTGCTGGTCATCAAGGCCATCCTGGTCGGCGTCGCCGACGGCGTGCTGACCGCCGAGGACGCCCTGATGGCGTTCACCGTGCTGCCCGACGGGTCGACCCTGTCGCAATGGGCCGCGCCGCAGCTCGACCACGCGCTGTCCAGCAAGCAGATGCCGGGCCTGCTCCCAGGCGCCGGCCCGATCCCCCTGGAAGGACGCCGATCGTGACCCACATCCCTGACGAGGCCGACCTGAAAGCAGTCGAGGAACAGGTCGGCCTTGGCGTGCCCACCGATCCCGGCGATGTGTTGCGGCTGATCACCGAGATCCGCCGGGTCCGCGAGAAGCCCAACGCCGACGAGCTGATGAACTGCTCGCTTGCCACCGGCGCGCTGTTCATCATGCTGGGCGACCCCCGCCTGCGCGAGCTGTACCCCTCGCTGGGACGCGTCGTCACCCTCGACACCGCGTCGTTCGGCCGCGCCGGGCTGGAGATCGAGCTGGGCATGCTGCGCTCGCCGTACCGGCTGTTCGTCGAACGCGTCCCGGACTTGGAGGACCGATGAGCCTGGAGCGAGCCCGGCAGAACCTGGCCGCCGCCGAGGAGCTGACGCAACAGGCTGCCACCATGATGGCCACGCCGGGCGCGAAGACGGCCAACATAACCCCGGCCGCCTCGCTGGGCATGGCCGCTGCCCAGATCCACGCGACTCGGGCCGTGGCCGAGGCGCTGGTCACGATCGCCGAGCACCTGACCGCACCCCCGCCCAAGCCGGACAGGTCCGCCGGTGACCTATGAGCCAGCCGGCCCTGTTCCCCGACCTGCCAGACCCGCCGGCACCTGAGCCGGGCCTGTCGGCGGGGCAGCGCCTCACCCTGCGCCAGCGCGCTGACGTCGCCGTCGGACGCCACCCCCTGACCCACGGCCGGCTGAGCGCCGACTCGGCCGCCCGGTGCGGCAACTGCCGGTTCCGGGTGTTGGAGCGCTGGCACGACCGCACCTACCCGAAGTGCGCCGCCCGCGACGGCGCCCGGATCGCCCACTCGGCGCAGTCGGATGTCCGGGCCTGGTGGCCCGGCTGCACCGACCACGAGTACGGCGACCCGAAGCTCTCGCCCGACGCTGCCCGCTCCGGCCCCGCCCGAGGAGACAGCCCGTGACCCGCACCCTGCGCTGGACGGAGGGCTCACTGATCCGCACCCCTGACCACGGCGTCTACGCGCTGATCAGAGAATCGGTCCGCCACGAGCGCCCGTACTACCAGCTCCTGTGGTACCCGACCCCGGGCGCTTTGCCGATCAACCTGGGCGACAGCCGCGAGCAGTACTCACGCGACTGGAACCGCGCCGGCACCATCAAGGAATGCCGCGCCCTCGCGCGCGAGCACTACGCCGCACAGGTCGCCACCAACACCACACCCCCCGAGGAGAACGCTCATGGTCAACCGTCCAGCTCGTCCCGCTAAGTCCGACCTGGTCGCCGTGGCCGAGTCCGCCCGCGTGATTGCCGAGGTCTGCCTGACCAGGCTGGTCAACGATGGCGGCCTCGTGCTGGCTGAGCTGGCCCGACTGCGCGAGTTCGAGCGCACCGCCACGCAGCTCACGCAGAGCGCAGCCGAAGATCGCGAGGCCCTGGCCCGGTGCCGCGAGCTGCTGCAAACCTGGGACGTCGCCGTGCCGAACGACAACGGCAAGAACAATGCGGTCGCCGCCGCGCGCTACACGACACGCCAGTGCGCCCAGCAGCTCGCCGAAGCCCTGGACCCGCCGTCGTGGGACACCGCCGACACCCTCAACACCGAACAGTCTGCTGCCACCGGACTCGATCCGGCCCTCACCGAGCCCGACCTGGGCATCGTCGGCGACACCGCGAGCTACCGCACATGAGAGCGATCACGGTCAAGCAACCCTGGGCCTGGGCCATCGCCGCCGGGCACAAGGACGTCGAGAACCGCACCACCAACTGGTCCTACCGTGGCCCCCTCGCGATCCACGCCGGCCGCCACTGGTCACGACGCGGCGAGGGCTCCACCCTCATCCAGACCGCGTGGCGCGCCCGCATCGCCGCGTCCATCCCGGTCGCCGCCGGGCAACCCGAGTTCGTCACCGGCGCCATCATCGCCGTCGTCGACCTGGTCGACATCCACCCCGCCGCCGACTACCAATCCTCCCGAACCTGCTGCGAGCCCTGGGGCGAAGCCCGCTACCGCAGCGCCGACCACCGCGACCGCACCGACGTCGTCCACCTCGTGCTCCGCGACCCCCGCCCCGTCACCCCATCGATCGACTGCACCGGCGCACTCGGGCTGTGGACCCCACCCCCGGACATCGCAGAGCTACTGGCCGCGCCGTGACCTGCTGCGCCCACCACACCCGAACCTGCGAACCACCGGCCGAGCTGTGCTGCCCACAATGCAGCGAGATCCACCACGGCATCCACGCCGACCCACCCGACTACGACCGCACCCTGACCAGCCACCACGACGGCTCGGTCTGCGTGCTCGACAGCCCAACACTGGAGAGCGACCCAACGTGATGCGGCCCGTCTCGGCCAAGCGCGCCCGGACCCTGTCGCGGCGCCGCAAGAACGTCCAGGACCGTGAACACGGGCGCCCACCGTGCGCGAGGCAGGCGATCTGCGGGAACGCGGCCGATGACCTGCACGAGATCGTGCGGCGCTCTCAGGCCGATTCGGCGGCCCGCGTGGACCTGCAGGTCTGGCTGTGCCGGGGCTGCCACGACTGGGTGGGTGAGCATCCGGCCGAGGCCGCCGCTGAGGGCCTGCACATGACCGGCGCGACCTACCGCCGGTTGATAGCTGATAGCACCGGCGCTATCGTCCGCGATATGCCTGACACCCCGCCCGATGAGGCCAGCAAGCAGATCCAGGTCCGGCTCCCCGAGGCGCGGCTGGCCGCTGTCGACGAGCGCGCCGGCCATGTGAAGCTGTCCCGCAACGAGTGGATCAACCGGGCGCTCGCGTGGGCGCTGGAGCAGCCTGTCCGCCGCCAGCGCGTGACCAAGATCGAGGAGACCTGATGGCCGAGACCAGCTTCGATGTCCGCCGCTCGCTGGGCGTGCTCGACGGCATGGCCGCCGTGACCCCACTCTGGGACGGAGCCGAGCGAGGCAACTATGTGGACCTGGTCGCTCGGTTCGAGGCTGTGCTAGCCCGCTACGGCGTGGCGCTCACCGACTGCCCGAACGCGGCCGACCTGATCGACCTGCCGGCGCCCGTGGACTTCGATACGCCCGCCGCCAAGGCCCGACGTGAGCGAGGCCGGGGCTGATGCGTCCGGTCCCAGAGTGGGTGAGCCCGCAGGCCGCTGTCGAGGTGATCAACAGCATGAGCTGGCCCGAGGATTGGGCTGAGGTCACTGCGGAGTTCGTGCCGGCGCATCCCGAGTGGGACGACGCTGTGCAGGCGAACGTTACCGTCCCGGCCGTCATCCGGGTCCGCGCTGAGCTACCGTGCGAGTGGTTCGCCCACGGCAAGCCCGTCGTGCATGGCGTGACGCTCCAGTCCGATGGCGAGCGCGACCTGCACGTGGACACGGTCCGCTCCCTAGCCGACAACACATGGCGGGGCCTGGCGGATCACCTGGTCCGTGACCACGCCGAGCCCCGCCTGCGCGGCGAGATCAGCGAGCAGATCGCCCAAGCGGAGCACGTCCTGGAGCTGTACCGCGCGGCGCAGCAGGAAGGTGGCCAGGGCTGATGTCGGAGTTCCTGGACCACGTCAACCCGAACGAGCTGACACCCGGCGAGCGGGCCACGATGGACCAGCGTTGGGCACGGGCCAACGAGGGCTTGGACATGCTGATCATGCAGCTCCGGGACCACTACGTGACGTGCCAGTCGGGGCCGCCGTGCGTGTCCACGGAGGTCGCTCACTCGTTCGGGCTGCTGCTGAACGCCGGCCCGGCCGAGACGATGAGCGTGCTCCACGCCGCGCTGCACCGCCTGGCCAACCAGACCGCGACCGCCTCACCGGAGGTGGCGAAACAGGAAGCGAGCGACCGCCCGTGTCCCAGCCAGCCCGAGCCCAAGGAGCCCGAGTGAAGAACGCCAACCAACTGCCGTTGTTCGAGGAGAACGCGGTAGCGAACAGCACCGTGAAGATCACCAAGGCCGGGGACGGCCTGTCGGCCGCGCTCAAGGTCGCCCCGGAGGCCCTGTTCCTCGGGTCGGACCAGTACTTCGTCCTGCACGGCCGGGTGACACAGGTCGCGCACAAGGACGTCGACGGGGTGGTGACCCGCATCCACGTGATCGAGACGCAGGGCATCACCTCGATCGACCCGGAGCTGGCCCGCAAGTCGATCGACGCTGCCGCGCAGGAGACCGAGCGGCTACGCGCCGAGCAGACCGGGCAGTCCTCGATCGATGAGGTCGTCGACGCTGACATCGTGGACGAGGGCGACCCGGTGCAGTCGACGGTGGCCGCGTCCGAGCCGGACAACACGGTGCCGTTCAAGCGGGCCTCCGGCAAGGGCAAGAGCTAGCCGCGCCGTGCCCAAGCAGCCGGCACCGAAGCCCAAGCCCAAGCCGGCACCGAAGCCGACGAACAAGCCGCAGACGAAGGTCGCCCCGACGACCTCGTCGCCGCCGCGTAAGACGCCGGGCACGTAGTGCTCGACACGATGGACGCCGCGCCCGGGCAGACCTGCGAGAGCTGTCACCGCGAGGTCGACCCGGGCGAGGTGCTGTACGGCCACGTCGATGAGGACCGCTGCTGGGGCGTCGACCCGTTCGGGCTGCACGACCTGCACAACGGCGGCCCGAACAGCGACTTCGATCTCTCCTCGGGGCGACAGTCCTCGGGCTGGATCTGCCAGGGCTGCTACCTGGCCACGAGCCCGCCCTGACCTGCCCGCCGCACTGCGCTATCGTCTGGGCTGACCAGACACAACCCCCACCCAAGGGAGACGTACCGTGGCCAAGAAGCCACCCCCCAAGAAGGCCGCCGCTGGCGGCCTCGGGCTGCTCGGGGCGCTCGGCGAGACCGGGCTGCTCATCTTCGATCTCGCGTTCGGGATCATCGTCGGCGTGCTGATGCTCGGCATCGGCGTGCTCGTGTTCCTCGCCGGTGGCGGGAGCAGCAACCCCAAGAACCGAGGAGGACGCAAGTGACTATCACCGTGCCCGTGTTCGGCACCCCACCCCATGAAGGCAACGTCGAGCCGGCTGTGCCCGGCATGCGCGTGGTGCTGGCGCAAGACGTCGAGCGTTACGACCACGATCCGGCCGCGATGGAGGACGCCGGAGAAGGCCCCGGCACCGTCGTCGCCGTGCGCGAGGAACGCCCGGATAGCCCGCTGCTGATCGAGTGGCCCTCAGGCGCCCGCTCGTTCCACCGGCCCGACGCGCTCGTCACCACGGGCTGGCCGGTGGGGGCGACGCCGAGCCCGGACCGGCACAGCCCGCCGGTGCAGACCGCGATGGTCGACGCCGACTGGGACGCCGACGGCGGCATCAGCATCGGCCGTACCATCGGCACCGGCTTCACCTCGCTCGGGTTCACCGCCGAACAGGCCCATCGCATCCACGCCCAGCTCGGCGAACTGCTGGGCATGACCAAGCCGGAGCTGCTGCCGATGCCCGAGGTGACCGAGGAGGACGACTACTTCACGCTCGGGCAGGAGCTGGCCTCCATCGCCGACCGGGAGCTGCGCGTGGCTGTGGCGTTCCTGCGGGGGCTGAACACGATGCAGCTCGACGCGCTCCAGACCACGACGGCGGCCGAGCCGGACGTCCGCGACGCACGGGGCAACCAGCTCTACCCCGGCCGGCGCGTGCATCGGCTGTCCGACATGGGTGTTGAGGGCTCGCTGCCCGGTACCGTCGTGGCGCTGCTGCCCGATGGCGTGTCGGTGCGCTGGGGCCAGAGCGTCGGCGTGGTCGTGACCGCGCCGCGCAAGCTCGTCGTCATCTGATGCCCGGCGAGCTGGCGGCCCGAGCGGAAGCCCAGCACGCCGGCTACCCGCACATGCAGGGCCGGTGGGCCGATTGGCTCACCGGCCGCGTCACGCGCCGGGTGTGGCGCTTCGGCGTCCTGTACTTCGACGCCGGGGAAGCCACCCTGGTCGACCCGGACGGGCTCGACGGCAACCCCGAGCGGGTGTGCTACAGCTTCCGCGTGATGGTCGAGGTCACGCTGCCCGCCGACCGAGTGGAGATCACATGAGCCCGACAGCACCGACCGCCGCGAACGGCAACGACAACGCCCTGGCGAAGGTGGGCCTGAACTGGCGCCACCGGGCCGGCCGCCGGCTGATGCGGCGCACGAGGCAGCTCAATGTGCGCCTGTCCAGCCGCACCGTGGAAGGCGTCGAGCGGGCCGCGTCTGATGACGGGCTGACCGTGAACGGCTGGGTGGAGCAGACGCTGCTCGCCGAGCTGATCAAACGGGCGCTCCGTGACGCCGAGCGATCCCGAGACAGCAGCCCGCCGTGATGTGGGAGCTGATGTGGGCCGGCACGGTCTGTGCTGCCCTCGGGCTGCTCGTGGCCGCCGTCACCCTTCCTCGGAAAGGCCCCACCCGCCATGTTCGGCGTCATCATCGAAGCGCTCGGCATCGCCTTGGCCGCTCCTGGCGTGCTGTGGCGGGTCATGTTCGGCCCGAAGAAACCCCAGCCCGGCAAGAAGCCGGCCAAGCCCAAGAGGAGGAGATGACCGATGGCCCGCCCGCCGCTGCCCCCGGGGCTGCTCGACGTGTACCGCGACGTCACCTGGGTGAACCCAGTCGGGACCGGCGCCGCGCTGGACGCGCTGCTCGATTGGCTGGACGAGCACCCGGTGGACGGCGCGGCGCTGCTGCCGAAGGTGGCCGCGTTCCTCAAGACGCGGCGTGACCTGTGACCGCAGCCGACGCCGCGCTGCTGCTGGCCGGGATCTGCGCCGGCATCCTCATCTGGGAGCTGGCCGGCTGGCTGATCGAACACAACCGCTGCATCGCGATCCGCGAGCCCCGCACCGAAGACCCCCGCTGGGGCCGCTGCGAGCTGCGACGCGGCCACGACGGACTGCACGCACTGCCGCGCCGGGCGCAGCAGCTCCGCTGGTCCACCGATGAGATCTGGCTGTCGCCGCACCCGCCCGGGCGCCATGCCGCCACACTGACCGACGAACTGTTTGACCCCGACAACGATGGAGACCGCTGATGCCCGTGCCGCCCGGCCCCGTGCCGATGACCTACGCCGCCGACATGGTCGACATGCAAGACGGCTCGAAGATGGTGTGCGTGCGGTTCGACTCACCTACGGGCATCTTCGTCGCATTCCTCGACCCGTTGGCCGCGCAGCAGGTCGCCGAGAAGCTGGCCGACCTGTCGCGGCAGGCCCGCTCGGGTATCACGCTGGCCAAGCCGGGCGACGTCCCGCCGATGCCGCCGGCCGCTGGCAACGGGTCGCGTCTCGGCCCAGCGAGCCCGTTCGGCCCGCCGCACTGACCGTCTGGGATTGCCAGACAAGATCAACCCTGCGCATACTGCCAGGTAACCCTCACCCAAGGAGGCGCCCCATGACCGTGCCAGCCGCACACGCCGGGCAGAGCGGCCCGAAGCCCATCGAGCACACCGTCCTCCACGCCGGGGATGAGCATCCGCTGGGCTGCCCGAACTGCCACTCCGGCGATGACCTGATCCTCATTGAGCGGTGCATCACCGAGCGCCTGGTGGCCGCCGTGTTCAAGGTCGACACCGCGACCGTGCCCGAGGTCGATCCAATGACCGAAGAGTGGACTGACCGCGACCTGGACGAGGCGAAGCCCGTCGAGCTGATCGGGGTGCGGTGCAAGGCATGCCGCTGGGGCTACGAAGGCCCGAACCCGCTGAACATGCTGACGGCGGTGCCGCAGTGAGCGCCCCCGGCTGGATACCGCCAGAGCACGTGCAGCACATCCTGGACGAGCAGGAGATGCGCGCGGCCGAGAGCTGGCCGCCGGGCGCGTATCTCCAAAGTGCCGAGCAGGCGCAGCAGTCCGTCGCCGACGTGCTCGCGCACGCCACTGAGGATCAACGCCAGGCCAAGCTGGGCATCACGCCGATTCCGGCGCCCACGTTCGACGCCGACCTGTTCGGCACGAAGTTCGACGGCGCCTACCCGGCCGTGACGCAGCAGATCGTCCAGCAGGCGCTGACCAGGCAGGCCGAGCATGCCGATGCGCTGCTGGCGCTGTGCCCGCACGCCGCGCTCGGCCACAGCGCGGCCCACGCCCGTCGGCACAACGGCGAGCCCTGCCCGTACTGGATCGCCCTAGCGCATCTGACCGGGCAGCCCGACCCCCGCGAGCGGATCGCCGAGTGGCGCGTCGAGGTGCCATTCAAGGACGGCAAGCCCCCGCTCTCGCTGAATGACCGCCTGTCCTGGCCGGCGCATGCCTCCAAGGTCGAGCGGATCAAGGCGCTCACCCGCCGGGCACTGATCGACGCCGAGATCCCGCCGCTGGAGCAGGCGCACATCGAGATGCACTACCGGCCCAAGACCCGCCAGCTCCGCGACGTCGACAACCTGGTGGCGACGCTCAAGCCGATGATCGACGCGTTCCATCAGCCCGACGCCCGCTCGGGCTGGGTGGGGCTGCTCGCCGGGGATGACGCACGCTACGTGTCATGGTCACCGCCGGTGCTGCACGAGCCGGACAAGGCCAAGGGGCCTGCGACGTGGCTGGTGGTGCGCACCTCACTGGAGACGCGATGACTCCGCGCTCCCCGAGCTTCATCAGCCCGCCGCTGCTGGACCGCGCCGGCCGCCCGTTCGATTCGCTGCCGTGCACCCCGGACCCGGCCCGCTGGGATCTGGACGTCGAGCATGAGTCCCACGATGCCGGGCTGCACCGCCGTGCCGCTGCCCGCGCGATCTGCCTGTTCGAGTGCGCCGCGCTCGCCGAATGCGCCGTGCTCCGCAGGCAGCTCGGCGCGCTGGCCACGGGTGTCTGGGCCGGCCGGACCTACGGCCGGCGCCCGATGCCAGCCGAGACCGACCTCATCGTCCAAGTGTGGGCTGATCAAGCCGGGGTTACGCTCCCGTCAACACGAAGGGGGAACGCATGGCACAAGGGTGTTGCACACGTCGCCGCGAGGATGGCCACGTCGACCGGGTCGCCGTCGAGCGGGCCGCCGCCGGGCACGCCGCCGAACTGTCCCCCACCGAGGCCCGGCTAGCGATGTGGCGGATGAGCCTGCAACGCAACGTCGGGCTCGATGAGATCGCCCGCCACTTCGGCTACAGCCGCTCGCTCGTGGCCTCGGTACTGGCCCAGGCCCGCAACCACCGATGAGAGGAGCCAGCCGTGACCGCCGCATCACGCCTGACGCCCGAGCAGGCCGAGCGCCTGTGCAAGGACGCGATCGACGCCATCACGATGTACAGCACAGGGGAGGCAACGGCTGCTGAGCTGGCCGACCTCGACCCGACGCTGCTGGAAGGCATCACCCTGTACGCGCAGCTCCTGGAGACCACGATCATCGCCCAGGCCGCGCAGCACGCCGCCCGGGTCGCGGCGATGACCGGTGAGCCGGAGCAGCCGATGTTGCAGGTCAAGGACGTCCGGTCTGCGGCGCGGCGTTCGGCTGGCGCGTGGAAGCGGGACGAGTCGTGAGCGCCGGGCAGTACGCGCGGTTCGCCCGCCGCTGCAACCGGCCCGGGTGTGGCCGGCAGATCCTGCTGGTGGCGACCTCGCGGGGCAAGACGATGCCGGTGGATGTGATCGAGAATCCGGACGGCACGGTCGCCGTGTACCGCAACGCGTCCGGTGGGCTAGTCGGGCGGGTGCTCGGCAAAGAGGACGAGCCCAAGCCGTACGAGCGGCTGTACATCACCCACTTCGCGACCTGCGTGCCCTACCTGGAGCAGCAGGCCCGGGCCAAGGCCGAACGCGAGGCCGCTCGGGCGGCACGCTGATGCCGCCCCGCAAGACGCCGGTCAACCCGGGCAACCGCCGCACCCGGATCAAGACGACCGCGACCGACGTGAAGCTGCTGGAGCGCCGGTCGCTGGCCGTGGAGCTGCGCCGCTCGGGCCTGTCCTTCGACCGGGTCGCCGAGCAGGTCAAGACCCGCTACCCGGGCACCCCGGCCGGCTACGACCGTGCGAGCGCCTACCGCGACGTGATGTTCGTGCTGCGGGCGCTGATCGAGGAGCCGGGCCGGGAGGTCATCGCCGGTGAGCTGTCTCGGCTGGACGCGGCGCTGACCGCGATCTGGGTGCAGGTCCGACGGGGTGACCTGCTGGCGATCGACCGCATGATCAAGATCATGGACCAGCGCGCCAAGTACCTCGGGCTGTACTCGCCGGTGCAGCATCAGTTCACCGGCCCCGACGGCGGCCCCGTGCAGGTCGCCAACGTGACCGACCCGGACGAGGTGTTCAAGATCGCCACGGCTGCCCTGCATCAGGCAGTCGCCGACTTCCGTGAGCGGCAGGAGCCGCGTTCCCTCGAAGCGCCGGCATGAGCCTGTCGCTGTTCCAGCGGCTCGCTGAGGAGTCGCCGGAGCAGCAGGCCGCGTTCCTTCGCCGGCTGCCGGTGGAGATGCAAGCCGAGCTGCCGACGATGCCGTGGTGGCTGATGAGCCGGCCCGAGCAGCAGGAGCCGGCCGGGGGCTGGCGGTTCTGGCTGATCATGGCCGGGCGTGGGTTCGGTAAGACCCGCACCGGCGCCGAGTCGATCGTCAAGTGGGCGCGGCGCTACCCGGGCGCGCGGATCGCGCTAGTGGCGATCACGTTCGGCGATGGCCGCGACACGATGGTCGAGGGTGAGGCCGGGCTGCTGTCGGTGCTGCGCCAGTCTGAGCTGCGCGGGGGCCGCGTCGAGTCGGCGTGGAACCGCTCGCTGGGTGAGCTGTTCATGGCCAACGGCACCCACTTCAAGATCTACAGCTCGGAGAAGCCCAGGCAGCTCCGTGGCCCGCAGTTCCACTTCGCGTGGGGGGATGAGCCGTCCTACTGGGCCGACGTCGGGCGGGGCACCGCGAAGGACTCGACGTTCTCCAACCTGAACTTCGCGATGCGCCTGCCGCCGCGCCGCGACTGGGACAGCGCGTTCCGCCCACGGGCGGTGCTGACCTGTACCCCGCGCCGGGTGCCGCTGCTCAAGATGCCCGACGACATGGTCGCCGAGCAGCCGCACCTCGCCGGGCTGACGCAGCGGCCCGACGTGGTGATGACGCGGGGCTCCACGATGGACAACCTGCATAACCTCGACGCCGACTACAAGGCTGCCGTGGTCACCCCGATGATCGGCACCACTCTGGGCCGGCAGGAGCTGGGCGGGGAGCTGTTGGAGGACGTCGAGGGCGCCCTGTGGCAGCAGTCGGTCATCGACCGCGACCGCGTCGTGACGCTGGATGCCGTCGAGCTGCACCGCTCCGTGGTGGCGATGGACCCCTCGGGCGGGGCCGGAATCGGCCACGACGAGCACGGCATCATCGGCATGGGCTACGCCGGGCATCGCCGCGACCCGCAGTTCTACGTCACCCATGACCGGTCGCTGAACGGCACTCCGACCCAGGCTGCCCGCGCGGCGATCAGCCTCTACTACGAGATCGGCGCCACGGCGCTGGTCTACGAGAAGAACCAAGGCGGTGAGTGGATCCCGACCGTCATCGAGTCGACCTGGCAGAACATGCGCGCCGAGGGCGAGATCGACGAGCCGATGCCGAACCTCGCCCCAGTCGTCGCCTCGAAGGGCAAGAAGATCCGCGCCGAGCCGGTCGCCGCGCTGTCGATGCAGAAGCGGCTGCACATGGTCGGCCCGTTCCCGGTGCTGGAGGCGCAGCTCACCACCTGGGTGCCCGATGAGACCCCAGACAGCCCGGACCGTCTCGACGCGCTCGTGTGGGCCGCTACCTACCTGTGGGAGCAGGGGCCGGGGGTCGCCTCGGTCGCGTCGGCTGCGGCCCGCGAGCGACGCGGTAGGCGCCCGGGCCAGCCCTCCTCGCGGCTGCCCGTGTCGTTCGGCGCCCGCGCGCAGCGCTGAGTGCCCGGTGCTAGCGTCCTGGACTGTGGACCCACTCTGGACTCGGCGGCCGGAGCTGCCGTGGCCCATCCGAATCGAAAGGAAGCTGGATCGCATCATGGCCGATCTGACCGCACTCTCCCAGGCGATCGACTCGCTCGTCGCCGTCGACACGGGCGTCGTGGCCGCGCTGGACGATCTCAAGTCCAAGCTCGACAACGGCGACCCGATCACCCAGGCCGACCTAGACCTGCTCCAGGGCAAGGTCACCGGCGCCGTCAGCGACATCCAGGCAGCGATCGACCGCGACGACCCGGCCACGCCGCCGGCCGCGCCCGCCGACGCCGGCTGAGCTATCGTTCGGGCCGCGTCGCTCATCGTCAGTGAAGGACGCGGGTTCGAGGCCCCGAGTGTTCACGAGCACTCGGGGCCTCGTCACGTCTGGACGTTGCGCGGGAGACTGGCCGCCGTGCCCGCCTGGCTGCTCGTCGCACTCGCCGTGCTCGCCACGGCGAGGCTGACGCGCCTCGTCGCGCGCGACGCGATCACCGACCCGGCCCGGGCGTGGCTGCACGAACGCGGCCCGCAGTGGCTGACCTACCTGGTGCACTGCCCCTGGTGCGTGTCGATCTGGTTGGGGGCTGGCGTGGCCGCCGCCACCTACAACTGGCCGGCGCGCTGGTGGGTCGTGATCCCCCTGGTCGCGTTGACCGCCTCATACGTCACGGGTGCGCTGGCACTGCTCACGGCACGGCTGGAGGACAGCGATGCGTAAGAAGTACTCCCGCCGGGCCGGTAAGGGCTTGGCCCTCGCCACCGACCCGGCACCGTCGACGACGTCGCTGGTGGCCAGCGCGGTGAACGTCCGCGTCACCGCCGGGTTCTCCAACATCCGCTGGGGCGCCACCGACTGGCAGCAGGAAGGCTGGCTGCACTACGACAACTGCCCCGAGTTCGGTGCCGGGGTGCGGCTGATGGCCTGGGCGCTGTCCCGGGCTCGGCTGATCGCCGTGGACATCGACCCGATCACCGGCGACCCGGGCTCACAGCCCACGAAGGACTCCGACGTCGCCGACATCATGGGCGACCTGTTCGGCGGCCCCGCCGGGCAGTCGCAGGCCCTCAAGATGATCGGCAAGCACCTCACCGTCGCTGGCGACCTGTGGGTGCTGGCCACCGACAACCCCGACCTGGACCAGGCCACCTGGGAGGTGCTGGGCACCACGGAGGTGTCGGCGACCAGCGCGGAGCGGATCGTGGTGGAGCAGATGAACGGGCTGCCCCGCGAGATCGACACCGACAACGAGCTGCTGGTCCGGATCTGGGAGCCCCATCCGAAGCGCCGCTGGGAAGCCGACGCGGCGACCCGCTCGCTGCTGCCGGTGCTGCGTGAGCTGGCCGCGCTCACCAACATGGTCAGCGCCACCGTCAAATCGCGGCTGGCATCGGCCGGGATCTTGTGGATCCCGGAGGAGATCCAGCTACCGAAGCCGACCGCCGGGCCGGCCGCCGACGACACGCAGGTCAAGTCCGAGTCCGCCGGTGCGCAGGGCTGGCTCGATCTGATCACCGAGGCGATGATCACCCCGATCCGCGACCCGGATAGCGCGAGCGCCGTGGTGCCGCTGGTGTCCACCGTCAAGGGCGACCTGATCTCCAAGATCACCCACATGGAGTTCGGCCGCGACCTGGACCAGATGATCCAGCCGCTGCGCGACGCCTGCGTGCTGCGCCTCGCGGTCGG